TTAGTGAAGTGTATGTTGATTTCCGTGGTGAACAACTTTACACACCAAGCGGTGTAGCAACTTCACATAGCCTTTTAAGTAATCTCTCTAGTGATGATCATACACAGTATTACAATCAAACTAGGGGTGATGCTAGGTACGTTCAAAAATCTGGCGACACAATGACTGGGCCTCTCATCGTATCTGGTTCTGTAGGAACAGGATCAGCAATGATGCGTGTTACTAATACTGGTACAGGAGATTGTTTTGTTGTTGAAGATTCAGCAAACCCTGATTCATCTAACTTTAAAATTGATGCAAGCGGTTTTATTTATAGCGGTTCTTTGCTTTCTACAACTGGCGTATCAGGGCGCATGCAAATTTTAGATTCAAACAATTCATTTATTGAATGTATTGCAGGATCTACCAGGGCGGTTAGCTTTGGAGCGTCAACTACTGGAAACGGTTTCCGTTCTTCAATGGGTAATTTTGACGTTTCAACTTCACTAAGTTCAGACATCATTACAATTACGCCTGCTGCAGAAGATGGTTTTGGATCTGCAATTACTTGTAAATCAGATGGGTCTCAGTTGCTAACCGGTATAAATAACTCATCTCCAACTGAAGCTTTAGATGTTACAGGTAAAATTAAAGCTAGTAATACAATTACTGGTTCTAACTTGTCTGGAACAAATACAGGTGATGAAACTAACGCAACAATTAAAACAAAACTTGGTGTTGCATCCAGTACTAGTGATGGATATTTAACATCAACTGACTGGTCATCGTTTGATACACGTCTCCCATATAAAGGAAGTGTTTCATATATAACGGCAGTTGTTGCTAACTCTGTTCCAAGTGCAATAGGTGTTGCAACGCCGACAATTACAGGTACTGCATCTGCTGTTACTCCAACTGTAACTAGTTATTACACTTCCAGAAAGATTTTAGAATGCACAGCTTCTGCATTGTCTAGTGCAATTGCTGGTTGGCGTTTTACTGCAGAGTATGTGGCACGTGGTGGTTCTGCTGGTGTAGGTGGTTATAAGTTTTCTACAACATTCGGTTTTCAAGCAGGTTTTGCATCGGGTGGAACAAACAGACGTTTCTTCTGTGGGTTTACTAGTGCAACTGTTGCACCTACTGATGTAAACCCTTCTGTTTTAGGAGCTACTCAAGATATGTTTGGTATTGGTCTTGATAACGGGGATGCAAACTTCCAGATCATGCACGCAACAGGTGTTGCAAACGCTACAAAGGTTGATTTAGGTTCTTCTTTTGCAAGACCGACAGGCGATAAAAATGATTTCTATCGTTTAGACATTCATTTGCCGCCTAATTCTGGAAATTATAGTTACAGAGTTACAAACTTAATTACAGGAGCTGTAACTAGTGGAACAATTAGTTCTGGGGTTCCTGCAGCCGGTGTTTTGCTTTCTCCAAGATGTTGGGTAAGTGCTGGTGGAGTTTCAAGTGCAGTTGGTGTTGCGTTTGAATATATTTACTTACAATCCGGTGAATAAAGTTGTCTGGTAATAGCTAAACACATAAAATAATGATGGGGGTATGAATATGGACATTCTACAAATTATCGCTAAAGGTCAGGAAATTATTGCTCAGCTTGTTGTAATTATTACAGCACTTATTGCGATTGCTATGATTATTCCTGGTGAACAGCCTGAGAAGACTTTGCAAAAGGTTTTGGATTTCATTAAAAAACTCAGCAAGAAGTAATGGATTACTTGCCGATCATCAAGGAAGTCTTGACGCTTCTTAATAAGCTTGTACCAGATGAAGCAATGAGAATAGCCAAGAGGATCAAGGCATTGGAGGATCAGTGGGATGCTGAATTTTCTAAGCAAGAC